CGTCTCTAAATCTAACCCTATCACTTGTTGATCTACCATGATCTGGCTCATTAACAGATATCGTTGCAGACCCACTCGTTGTTGTAAATGCATTTAACGGTAATATGTTAGGCACGGCTGTTTCTGTTCTATCAGGTCTAACATTTCTAAGAGATATAGAATCACCGTTCATAGGTTTTGGTTCTAATTGTGGTTGCTTTGGTTCAAACTCTGATACATGCACAAAAGATCCATTCCATTCTCTAACCATTTCTCTATATGGAAATTCCATACCAGATCTATCTGATATTGCTTTTGCGTATTTACCTGTTGCGTACTTTGCCATTATGCTCCTGGGTAATAAGCTTTTGGTGTTATGTGTGTGCTAGAAGCAGAACCATCCTCAGCTAGTGCTCTTGCAAATTCATCTTCATAAGCCAATTTTGTAGCTTGTAAAAGTTGTGGTTGATATTTTTGTGCTAGATAATATGCGAGTCCTGATACCATGCAAGGAACAAATCTAAAGGGCACATCAGTTGCATTTGTATAATCTCCTACATCTTGTATTCTTTTTATAAAAAAGAAGTGCATATCTTTTGATGCGTTTGTTGAATCTGGTGTAGGATAGATATGTATCGTAACCTTATCTATAAATCTCTCTACCCAATATTGATTAGGTGTACCTTTAGATAATTTGTTTGAAAACCCTGCATATGTG